GGCGGGCTTGCAAGCGCTTTGCACACGCCCCAGGGCCCCGCAGTCAAGGGCATCGGCGTTTATGTGCAATCGGTTCAGGATCAAGGGTTTTAATAAAATCAGGATCAGGACAAGGATCATGAGACCGAGATCGCCAGGAAAAAGGAAACCGTCCATTAAAACGGCCTCCAAATCAAAATCCGCCACTCGGTTGGCATCTAATCCCCAAAAAAGTGATGTGGTATTGGTCTCTAAGGAGCAGGGTGCATCAGGGATTGAAAATAAACAATCCCCGTCAACTAGGTATGTTGCTGCGTTATCGGGCAATCGAATTGACCGGCTCTCATATCAAATTCCTCGACAAGATAGAGACCAAATCCTTTTGCTACTTAGCCAAACTGGTTATTCCGGCGATTCCGATAACTTTATTCAAGAAATCGAGAATCTCATTGGGCGATATCAAACTCTCAAAAGTCAGGATGTCGATTTAGAAATCAATGAACCAGAAGCGATAAGAAAACTGAGGATTAGCAAAAGGCGACTGACTGATCTGAAAAATAATTTAGATCAGATTAATAAGAATAAACATGGTGTCATGCGGCTAAGAGCCGCTTGGGGAAAGATCCTTGCAGCCAGGCATACTCAGCCAATGCTCAATCCCATGAACCCCTATTCGATCCAACCCATTTTCACGGCGCTGGAGGATTTGGAAAAATTACTATCGCTTGCCATTGCCTTTCCCCGCAAAGCAATTAAAGGTGGCCGACTTCCAGCGACAAGACAGAAAGGATTTGTGCGGGAGTTTTATCAGCTTTGTCAGAACAGATTTCAGAAAAAATTGCTTCCAATAACGGGTGGTCCACTTAAGAAAATCATAAGCATTTCCATGAAACAGGTTGGATGGCCAAGCGACGATATCCGCCATCTCCTGAATATCCAAAAGCCTAAAGGCAAGCGCTAAACCTCCCCCCCTAGAGGGGGGCATTTTCGCTTCGACTTTCCATACTCCCTGCAGGATAGTTGCCCTACCGCAGACACCCGCAAAGATCGGGAAAACAAATTGCGGTACGTCGCCGGGGTGGGCCAAAAGCGCCCACCCCGCAGCGACACCCAACGAGGTCAACGGGAAGGGTCAGGATCATGGCTACCTGCAATTTTTGCGGTCAGGAGTTTTCTAACAGGCAGGCTGTACGGGCACACCTTAAGGCATGTGCTGCCTATCTAGGCACCGCCCCTAGGCAAGCGGTTTTGCCCAAGGCAAACGCCAACCTCCCTGACTCTCATCTCATCGTTGAGCCAGCCGATCCGGCTGAGTCGGCTTTTGACCCTGTTCAGAAAATTCGGCAAAACGTAGCCGCCGAAAAACTTCGCCTTCAGTTGCGGGAAATACAGTCTGCACACAGTGAGTTTGATGCCCGTGAGGAGGCGGCAAAGCGCGCCGTAGCGGATCAGAAATCCCGTGACCTAAAAACCCTTCAAAGCCAAGAACGGGCGAAAGAGGAAGCGCGAGCAAAAGCACATGCCGAAACTCAGCGGCGACAGCACGCCGCAGCACAAAGACGTGCCCATTCCGTACAGCGGCGCGCAATCATTCAAGACATCAAAAATACCGCTATCGAGCAGTGGCCTGTTCGATGGCAAATCAGTGCGCCACTTCACGCAGAAATGCTGTTGGCGATTGAGACGAAGCTCTTACCACTTCCAGTCCTGGAATTGCCTAAAGCTGAGTTGATTCAAATTGCCGAAGGGGTTCGGGATCAACTTCTTCGTGCTTCCTTGGATATACAGGCAGCGGCGCATCAGCGAGAGGCGAACCGGCTGCAATTGCAGAATTACGGAAAATCCTACGCCGAGGAAGAACTGAGAACCATCGAGGGACTGGTGCTAGATGAGCGATGGCGCATTGAAGCGCTCGTGAATGATGAGCTGAAAGAATTAACCGGGGATGAGGCTCGTGCCGATGTTCGGGAGATGGTCGAATCTATTTTCTTCGAGGAAGGGCTTGGCTATGACGAAGATGATGAATCAGAAGATTGATGCCGAAAGTGACCGGGGCGATGAATCAATCCGATTTCTCTTAAGCGGAATCGATACCCTCCAGTGCTGTTACTACCTCGTTCATTCTGGCGAGAGCGAGATGGATTTTGAGGCGCTGTGGATTATTCGGGAGCGCCTGAGAGGGCAGAAGGGCAATGATCCGGAGCCCGTAAGATTGGGCAGTATGGATTTCTTGCTGGCCCCTTCGGGAAGTCAATCGGGCTATCCGTTGGTTCTCAGCAACTCCGATTTTCGTATCGAATGCGGTGAAAATAACGTCCCCTCGTTTTACGTCACCTTCCGCAGCGAGGCGCTGTGGCGTGAAGGTGCAAAAGCACTGCATTTCCGATTCTTGAAATGGGCAACGGAATTGGGGTTTAGAGCCCAAAAATCAGAGACTCTTTCAAGAGTTGATTTCACCTTTGACTACACCGCGGCAGTTCTTGATTTTGGTGAGAAAAACTTCGTATCCCTTGCGTCAAAAGATGCCACTCATCGGGAGCATGGCAAGGATCAAACCTTTCAGTTCGGCAAGGATGATGTCGTATTGCGCGTATATGACAAGATTGCTGAAATCAAACAGAAAAGCAGCAAGACTTGGTTTTACAAGCTATGGGGACAGGATTCAGATGTCTGGCGGATCGAGTGGCAGACAAGAAAAGATGCTTTGCGACGTTTCGGCATTCGCACATTTGACGACCTAAACGATCAGCAAGGAGACATTCTTCGTTACTTGGCCACAGAGCACACCACCCTCCGAATAAAAGGTAAAGATAGCAATCGTTCTCGCTGGGCGCTGCATCCGCTGTGGATTGACCTGCAGGAACAGATCAGTACATTTGACGCGACGGGTATGTATCGAGAAGTTGACGAGATGGGCGTGCTGAATGAACGGCTCATGCGTATCGCAATCAGCATGTACGGCAACTTGAAGCGCGTAGCGGCGATTCGCTGCATGCAAAACGGTGATGATTTCATGCCGCATGGCCAAGCCTTGCTCTACCTCACCACGCTGCTAAACAAAGTCCATAACCCGCTGGACTGGCGGCAGGACGTAGAGAAGCGCATTCAACACATGCGACTCGGACAATGGTAACAACCGAGGACATTCTGGATTTGCTTAACGCACGCAAGTGCCGGGTGCTGATGCTGGCTCAAGCCGCACTGCCAGAAACGCAGTTCCAGGCATTCCGGACATTGTTTTTAAATGAGTTTGGAAAAAGTGGCTTTGAACGGGAGTTGGCAAGATTATTTCAGGCGCAAGAACGGACTGGCTAGGGCAGGAATACATTAAGCAAGGAAGGGGGTGCCGCATGTGTGAACAAGGAGTACGATTACGACTTTATGATCGATTTTCGGGATGAATCCGAGTCGGTCACGGAAGCGGAGATAAGGCTGATACGGGCGTATTTGCCGGACATCCTTAAGGAATTGGCGTTGTTGATTCACCAGGATAAGGACTAGACCCATGGCAGTCGCCCTCTATGCTCGCGTATCCACGGCCAAGCAGGCCGAAAAAGATTTATCTATTCCCGACCAGTTAAAGCAAATGCGAGAGTGGTGCAAATCTCGCGGCCTGGTCATTGCCATGGAATACATCGAGCCGGGGGCATCGGCCACAGATGACAGGCGCCCGGTGTTTCGGCAGATGATGGCCGACGCTACCAATGACCCATCGCCCTACGAGGCGATCATCGTGCACAGCCGGTCGCGTTTTTTCCGGGACCTGTTTCAGGTTATGAAGTATGAACAAAAATTGGCTCTCTCGTGCGTCAAAGTCATGTCCATCACGCAGCAGACCAGCGACGACCCTGCAGGCGAGATGGCCAGCAAGCTATTCAGCTTATTCGATGAATATCAGAGCAAGGAAAACGGCAAGCACACGCTACGCGCCATGAAAGAGAATGCTTGCCAAGGCTATTTCAATGGTTCCCGGCCCTTGTTCGGCTTTCAGGTTCAGGAAACCGAGAAGACCGGCAATAAGGGCCAGCGCAAGAAACGGTTGGCGGTCGATCCGGCAGAGGCGGCCACGGTGCGCCGTATCTTCGATCTGTATCTGCATGGCCATCAGGGCGAATCCCTGGGCTGCAAAGGCATCGCCAGCCATTTGAATGATCGCGGCCTGACATACCGAGGATCGCAATGGACACGGACACGCATCCATCTGATTCTCACGCAGACCGCATACCGGGGCGATTATTACTTCAATCGGATCAACCAGAAAACCAAGCAAGTAAAACCGGAGACTGAGTGGATCAAGATCCCGGTTGAGCCCATTGTGGACGCGAGTACATTCGAACTAGTAGGGGCGCGGTTACAGTCCCGCGCACCGACCGTAGTGCCGCCGCGAGTAGTGAATTCTCCAACGCTGCTGACTGGTTTAGTCCGATGCGGCTGCTGTGGTGCAGGGATGACGCTGGCGACCGGCAAGAGTGGGCGTTATCGCTACTACAAGTGCAATACCCGGATCGGCAAGGGACTCGCTTATTGCTCGGGCGGGAGCGTCCCGATGGAGAAGCTCGATCAGCTGGTACTGACATCCCTTGCGGATAAGGTGTTTACGCCAACCAGGGTGCAGTCCATGCTGCGGGAGCTGCAGAAGGACATCAAAGCGAGTCGGACGGGTCAGGACGAAAAGCTGCGGGAATTGCAGCGGGAGCTTGACCAGACCACGAAGGCCCAAGAGCGACTGTACGAGGCGGTCGAGCAGGGTGCACTGGCGCTGGATGACAGCCTGAAAAGCCGGTCTCACAAGCTGCAGGCAAGGCGACAGGCCATCCTGACAGAGATTGCAGGGCTGAAGGCTCGCGTGGGCCTGCCAGCGGCCCTCTTGCGGCCAAAGCACATCGAAACCTTTACCGCATCCCTAAAGTCTGTTCTTCTGAACAAGCGGGGATTTGCGAAGCAGTATCTACGGCTGCTGGTCGATGATATTCGGGTGCAGAAGCGGGCGGTGACGCTGAGAGGTAGCTATACCGCGCTGGCGCAAGCCCTAGAAACAAAAACGGGCACCCCTAATGGAGTGCCCAGATTTGTACCTAACTGGCTCCCCGTCCTGGGCACTCAGCGAACCGCCAGCGTCGTGGTGCCGCTGCCGGTTCGGTTTCGCCGGGCTGCCTGACCTGACGGCCTTTTTGGCCGTTTTTCCCCCCTAGAACTGTCCGGGCATGGCTGTGGACAATCCGCACCATGCCGAAATTCGCTCCCCAGAAGCCGCGGGACGCTGTCAGTTTTTACTGCCGGTCCTGCAAGCACACCTTCGAGGTCCGGCCGGATCGGGTCGAGCCTGACGACGATCCGGACCAGGCGCACCATCCATTCCGCTATGCCGCGGCGTGCCCGAAGTGCGGGGAGGAGGTCGGGCAGGCGCCCTGGGAGCGCGCGCTGCAGAAAGCCTGGCAGAACGCCACGGGGCCGAAAACGCCGGAAGGCAAGGCGGCCGCGGCGCGCAACCTGGAGGGGCACCCGACGCCGGCGGAAGCGCAGCGCACGCGCTTCAACGCTATGAAGCACGGCCTGCATGCCGAGACCGCCCAGTATTTCCCGGCCAAGCCGGATGGCTACGCCTTCTGCAAGACCTGCACGATCGACCGCGACTACTGCCGCGCCCAATCCGCCTGCACCCAGCGCACCGAGCTGTTCATGCTGCACCATGCCGCGTTCGAGCAGGGGGACCCGGACCGGCTGCAGGGGCTGCATGCCAATCTCCAGGCCGCGATCTTCGCGGTGCTGCAGCAGATCCTGCAGACCATCATCGCCGATGGCGTGAAGCTCACCTCTCCCCAGTACTACACGGACAAGGAGGGCAAGCTCATCATTGCCGAGTATTACGACTACGAGGACAACAAGACGAAGGTCATCAATGACATCCAGGCGCACCCGCTGTTCAAGCCCCTCGGGGAGCTGCTGTCCCGGAACAACCTGTCGCTGGCCGACATGGGCATGACCGCGAAGGCGATCGGCGATCGCGAGGAAGCCATGGGGCGGCTCGCGTCAGACACCATCACCCGCGAATCGCTGCTTGACTTCCAGCAGCGCCAGGCCAGAGCGCTGGAAAGCATCTCAGGCCAGATCCAGCGCGCGCGCGAGCTGGCTGATCGGGATCCTGCACTGCTGGAATACAACGCCGATTCCGGCGAGGCGACCCTGGTCGGGAAATGACGGAACGCATCTCCAGCCGCGACCGCATCAGGCTCTCCATCAGAGCCGAGGCCGAGCTGCTGCGCTACAAGGATGACGACGCGCTCTGGCACAAGCACGTCCACAACGTCGAGCTGGATCCGATGCAGATCCTGAAGTGCATGGAAATGGCGGAGCACACGAACACCATTGACTACTCCGCGCGCCGAACCCGGAAGACCTCGATCAAGGAACTCTACTGCCTCAAGCAGCTGGCCACGGTGCCGTTCCAGGAGGAGGGCATCGTCGCGCCGCGGCTGCAGCAGTCCCTCACCAATCTCGGGTACCACACCGAAGCGATCCGCCGCTCCGACATTCTCAAGGCCTACATCAACTGGAAAAACGGGCGCGAGCAGCTGACGGACTCCGGTTAT